ATAATCCAACACCCTGTTAGAGGTAAAGTTAATTTTAACTTATACGACTTTCAGGAAAAATCACTACAATCTTTTATGCAACACGATTATAATATTGTGTTAAAGGCTCGTCAATTGGGTTTATCAACATTAACTGCTGGATATGCATTGTGGATGATGACATTTCAACAAGATAAGAATATCTTGGTTATCGCTACAAAACAAGAAACAGCAAAGAATTTAGTAACAAAAGTTAGAGTGATGCACGCTAACTTACCAGGTTGGTTAAAACAACCTTGTGTTGAGGATAATAAATTATCGTTACGATATAAAAATGGTTCTCAAATTAAAGCGGTAGCGAGTTCTGAGGAATCAGGTCGTTCCGAAGCCTTGTCATTACTTATTATTGATGAGGCAGCATTTATCGATAAGATAGATACAATATGGGGAGCCGCACAACAAACACTAGCGACTGGTGGTAGAGCTTTAGTTATCTCTACACCAAATGGTGTTGGTAATTTTTTCCATAAAACTTGGATAGGTGCTGAAGACGGAACTAATGATTTTAATTTTATTAAATTACATTGGTCAGTTCACCCTGAAAGAGAACAAAGTTGGAGAGATGAACAAGATAAATTATTAGGGCCTTCATTAGCCGCTCAAGAATGTGATTGTGACTTTATCACTTCTGGTCGTGGTGTTATTGATGGTTTACTACTTGAAAATTTAAAAGAAAGTAGTGTAAGAGAACCAATGGAAAAGAGAGGTATAGACTCTAACTATTGGATATGGCAACCACCAAACTATACTAAGAATTATGTGGTAAGTGCCGATGTTAGTAGAGGTGACGGAACAGACTATTCAGCGTTCCATATTATAGATGTAGAATCTTTGGAACAAGTAGCTGAATACAAAGGTAAAATCTCTACACAAGATTTTGGAAATATGTTAGTCAATGTGGCTAGTGAATATAACAATGCTTTGTTGGTTGTGGAAAACAACAATATTGGTTGGGCTGCAATTCAACAAGTCATTGATAGAGAATATCCAAACTTGTTTTATACAAGTAAAGATTTGCAATATGTTGATGTTCAACATCAAATAACAAATAAATATAGAAGTCAAGAACGAAATATGGTTCCTGGTTTTTCAACGACATCAAAGACAAGACCTTTAATTGTTGCAAAGTTAGAGGAAATGTTTAGAGAAGAATCAGTAGTGGTTCATTCTCAAAGATTAATTGATGAATTATTTGTATTTATTTATAATGGAAACAGAGCGGAAGCAATGACCGGATACAATGATGATTTGGTAATGTCTTTTGCAATAGCCCTTTGGGTCAGAGATACCGCACTAAGATTAAGAAGTGAAGGTATAGAACTTTCTAAGAAAGCAATTCAAGGTATTGGACACAATCCAGGAGTGTATACTTCAAATACCGAAACAAATGATTCTTGGGAAATGGATGTTAGAGGGGAAAAAGAAGATTTAACTTGGTTAATTAAATAAGAGGATTAAAAAAATGGCTGATAAAGATTTATTCAGTAGATTGCAACGACTATTTTCTACAAATGTAATTGTTAGAAATGTCGGTGGTAGAAAATTAAAAATAGCGGATACAGCACAAATTCAAAGTGTTACAGGGAAAGATTTAGTTGATAGATTTTCTCGTTTGTATAAAAGTCCGAGTGGAATGAGTGGATATAACCAATCATTGTATCAGAAAACAATGCGTATGGGATTGTTTAGAGATTATGAAGCAATGGATTCAGACCCTTTAATTTCATCTGCATTAGATATCTACGCAGACGAAACTACATTGAAGTCAGAATATGGAAAAATACTAAGTATTAAATCTGACAACAATCAAATACACGATATTTTACATAATTTATATTATGATATTTTAAACATTGAGTTTAATTTATACCCGTGGACAAGAAATCTATGTAAATACGGAGACTTCTTTTTAAAGTTAGATATAAATGATAAGTATGGTATTACTAATGTAGAACCTTTATCAAGTTATGATGTTCAAAGAGTAGAAGGTGAAGACCCTGAAAATCCACATTATACAAAGTTTGTATTGGAAAGTGGAGATGTAAGACAAACACAACAAGGACAAAAATCAGAACTTGAAAATTATGAAGTAGCTCATTTTAGAATGATTTCTGATTCAAACTTTTTACCTTATGGTCGTTCTATGTTAGAGGGTGGTCGTAAAGTGTGGAAACAATTATCACTTATGGAAGATGCTATGTTAATCCATAGAATTATGAGAGCTCCAGAAAAAAGAATATTTAATATTGATATCGGAAATATTCCACCAGCAGAAGTAGATAACTATATGCAAAAAATAGTTGGTAAAATGAAAAAAGCACCAGTGATAGATGATAATGGACAATACAATTTAAAATACAATATTCAAAATATCACAGAAGACTTTTTCTTACCCGTTCGTGGTGGAGATAGTGGAACAAGAATAGAAAATCTTAGTGGTTTAGAATATCAAACAACAGACGATATTGAATATTTAAGAAATAAATTATTAGCATCATTAAAGATACCACAGCCATATTATGGATATGCTGAGAAAGCTAGTGAATCAAAAGCAACACTAGCGGCAGAAGATGTTAGATTTGCTAGAACCGTAGAAAGAATACAAAGAATTATGGTTAGTGAATTAACTAAGATTGGTATTGTTCATTTATATTCACAAGGATATACAGACCAAGACTTAGTAAACTTTGATTTAGAACTAACAAATCCATCTAAAATTTATGAACAAGAGAAATTAGAGTTGTTAGGACAACGAATTACAGCATTCAACGACTTAACATCAGAAAATTCAGTAGTATCTAAAGATTGGGCGTATAAACAAATCTTTGGATTTTCGGAAGACGAGATAAAAGGGTTTGAAGAAAAAATTGTAGAAGATAAAAAACAAGAATTTAGATTTGAGTCAATTAAAAACGAAGGAACAGACCCTAAACAAGCGGCCGAGGAAGAACAAGAAGAAGCTGAAGACGATTATATGAGTAGAACAGGAAATGAAGAATTAGGACCAGAGGGTGGTTCTCCTGAAGGTGGTTGGGAAGGTGCTGGAAGACCAAAAGAAATGCCACATTACGGAAAAGACGGAAGTGCAAGAGGTCGTGACCCATTAGGTAATCACGAAAGAAAAAAACTTCGTAGTTCAAGTCCAAAATACGGTAAATCTTATAGAGAATCATTAGGGTTAGATAAATTAAAATCAAAAATTGATAAGAAATTAATTAATGAAGCTGAAGTAGTAGAAACTGAATATGAAAAGGAAGTTTCTTCGTCTTTAAATGACAATTAAATTGATTAATTATTCAGTTCCATTATATTTATAATTGATAGAGTATATCAATAAGGATTGGTGTTTATAAAAACAGGAGTTAAGGAATAATATGTCCCAAAAAATAAAACATTCTAAGATAAAGAATACAGGTTTATTATTTGAAATTTTGACAAGACAGGTAACAGCTGACATTTTAAATAATAAAGAATCAAAATCAGTAAGTTTATTAAAAAAATATTTTAATGAAAATACTGCATTAGGGAAAGAGAAAGAGTTATATGATATTCTCCTAACCAATTCTTATCAAGACGAATCAAGAGCAGAAAAATTACTAGAAGCTGTTATTAAAACAAGACAGAGAATTAGTAATAAAGAATTAAAAGTTGAGAAATACAACTTAATTAAAGAAATATCAGAAACTTTTTCGTCTAAAGATTTCTTTAACACAAGAGTATCAAATTATAAAACTTTGGCATCTATTTATAAGTTATTTTTAGTAGAAACAACAAAAATAGATTTTAATCCAAAACAAGTTATTGATACTAAATACACAATTTTAGAGGGTATTACTTCTAGACCAAAGAAACAAAAACCAGATTCATTGGTAGAAACTTTGAGAAAAGAAGAAAGAGATACTCAACTATTGTCATATCAGATTTTGGTTGAAAAATTCAACAAAAAATATACCAATTTATCAGAATCACAAAAATCACTTCTAAGAGAATACATTAATAATATATCTAATTCTAATTCTTTTGGTAAGTTCATAAATGAAGAAATCGCAAAGGTTGTAAACGAGTTAAAATCACTATCCAGAAAAGTAAATGATAAAGTGGTAAAAATCAAATTGAGTGAAGCTATTAATCAAGCAAAAAACTTTACAACTAAATCAGTCGTTAAAGATAATCAAGTTATTTCTTTAATGAGATACTATGAACTAATCAAGGAATTAAAAGATGTCACAAGCGTTAAATAATTTAAAAAAACTTATCATTGAAGTTGTAGAAAAAGAAGTTTCTACAAACGAATATGCTAATACTCAAGCCAAAAAGAAAAAACAAAAAGGTTTAGAAGAAGAACTTAATTTATTCTTAGAAAAAAACACACCAACCAATCCTTCCAAATGGTCTTATTATAAATCACAAGCCAAAAAGAAATTTGATGTCTATCCAAGTGCTTATGCTAATGCTTGGGCAGCAAAACAATATAAAGCGGCCGGTGGTGGTTGGAAAAAAGAACAAATTGGTGAAGCCTCAATGACTGGTAATTTAGACGGAGGTGAGGGGCCACCACAAACACCTTACGCTTTTCAATCAAAGAAAAAAAGAGCACAAGATAAAAAGAAAGAAGACGACATCTCAACAAACTCAACAGGGTTTACAAAAGTAAACGAAGTTACTAAACAAGAAGTCAATGCATTAAGAAATCTTGTAAAGGGTATTGGTAATCTAAAAAAAGACTTTTCAAAAGCAACTTATATTGGTGATAAAGAACTTAGAAAAAAAGATTACAATAAACATTATGAAACACTTCTTGACGCTGAAAAAGCAATGGTAAAACTTATGCAACTTTTTAAAAACAAAGAAATGTTAGGTGAAGGTTTAAACGAAGGTAAAAACGATAAGATTTTAGACAAAATTGCTGATATTGTAAAAGGTGCTTCATCATTTATGAATATTGGTAGAGAGTTAGATAAAAATAGAATCAAATATACATTTGGAACTAAGATGATACCAATGTATATAATTGAAAAACCAGTAAAGATAGTAATTATAAATAAAAAATATGTGTCAGGTGCTGAAAGAGTTGTTGGTAGCACTGCAATTGGGGTAATGGAATCAATAAAAGAATCAATAAACGAAGGTCGTTATCACGATTGGAGAAATGACGAGTCTTTGACACCAAAACAAAAAATTGGTAGAAGTATTCGTGAAGTTCGTAATTCATTAAACGAATTAAATAAAACAATTAATATGAATCTAAAATTAAAAAATGAATTACAAGTAGATTCAAGAGATTATTGGAAAACTACACATAAAGCACTAAGTGGTATTTCAGAAAAGTTAGTAAAACTAGCAGGTAAAGTAGGAAATTTAAAATAATGAAATTGTCTGAATTAAAAAAAGTAATAGAACTTATGGAAATGTCTTTATCAGAAGACATATCAGACAAAGCCAGAGCTTCTAAAGCTGTTGAAAGATTAAAAAAAGCAGAAGCTACTTTTCGTGATAAAATGTATAAGTTTGATGATGTTCTACAAGGAAAAGTTTCTAAAGATAAAACAAACAAAGAATTATCAAAAGAATTAAAAAAACAATATCGTGCTAATGTAACACAATTTATGAGAGATGCATTAGGATTAAAGAAAAAGGTAAAGTAATGAAACAATTAATAGTAGATTATATTCCATTTGAAGTAACACCACAACAAATCAATGAGTCTATGTCAACAAATGACGGAAAACTTATTGTTAAAGGTGTATTACAAAGAGCAGAATCCAAAAATCAAAATGGTAGAGTATATCCAAAAGATTTGTTGATGAGAGAAGCTAAAAAATACACAGAAAACTTTATTCAACAAAAAAGAGCACTTGGTGAATTAGACCACCCAGACTCATCAGTAGTTA